TTCATGTCTCATACATCCGATGCCGTCCGGGGCGTGTGTGCCGCCCTCGATTATTGCTTCGCTGCCTACAACAATGACCGCTCCGTTTCCGTTAGCGTCCGCCACGCGATGGATATCGCCGCAGTCGTAGATTTCTCGATCACCGCCCAGGGGTTCGAGGTGTACGGCTCGCTGGCTGTCGTGGTCGACGTCGCCGACTGGTCCGGGGTCTGCTTCGTCACTGACCTCTCGGGGCGGTCGAAGCGCTGGCTGGAACATGGCCCGATCGGCGTCGGGGTCTCCGAGGTTGTGCGGGAGCTCGTCTCTGCGTGCTCCAGTGTTGACTGCTTCGATTTCGTCGTCCCGCCGACGTCGACGACGACCCTCGGTTTCCGCTTCGATCTGGAGGCTCGCTGATGTGGATCGCCTACCCCTCGCGCGTCGATAGCGCCGGTGGTGCCGTCGCCGAACTGCCTAGCCTCGCCCAGAGTCTTTTCGAGGACCTGGAGCAGTACGTTGTTCGGGTCGAGCCGTCGTGGCGGCCTGACGTCCTCACCGTCTCCAAGCCTCGCGTCGGCATCGAGGTCGCGTACGTGGACCGCTATAGCGTGACCTGCCCCATCATCCTCTTCCTGGTCTGCCCTCCTGAGGAGGGGCCTGACGCGCCTGAGAGGCTGTGGTGGCTGCGGTCGGTTCCCTATCCGACGCAGGCCGGCGACTCGCTCTATAGGATGCTGGTCAGGTCGGCGGCTGGCTGGCTGAGAGAGAGGCCCTATGTCGTCAATTCTTGACCGTCTCCGCTCTCGCCGCCGGCGCCCTGGCGTCTACGTCTGCGACGCATCGCTGACCCAGCTGGCCGCCGCTCTCCCGCCGTCGGTCTATCGGATCGCCCCCGCCTCTCGACGTCGGGTCGTCATCCTGGACCGCCGCCATCCGAGTCTTCCCCCTGTGGCCGTCGCTAAAGCACGTCGCCGCGGCGGGATTGTCATCTGTCGGCTGTCCGCCGACGTCTGCATCGGCTTCGCGATCGCGCGATTCGCCGCCATCCATCCACTCTAAGGAGAGTACTCATGACATCCGCTAACATCACGATCCAGGGCTTCCTCGGAGCCGCGCCGGAGGTGCGCTACACGAGTGACGGCCTGGCCGTCGCCAATCTCTCGATCGCCCACACACCCCGCAAGCGCGACCCGCAGACGGACGAGTGGGTGGATGCCGGCCCGACCCTCTGGGTGGTCGCCTCCGTGTGGGGCGCCGTCGCCGAGGCGGTCGTCAACACCTCCCAGAAGGGTGATCTCGTCGCAGTCTCTGGCCAGCTGGCCCTGGACGAGTGGACGGACGCCGACGGCGTCGTGCGCACCGACTTGGTCATCCGGTCGGCGACCTACCTCGGGACGACTCCCCGCCAGAAGGCGGCGCCGGCTAAGCCGGCCAGGCCGGCCCGGACGCCCGCGAAACGCCGGCAGTCGTAACGTAAATCACTCGTGCGGGGCGGCCTCGGCCGCCCCGCTTCGACTAGGATGGGATCATGGCTAAGACGAAGGCCTCATGGCAGAGGGATGCGGCGCTGGCTCGGCGCCGGGCGATGCAGAAGCTCAACCGGCTGAAGAAGCAGGGCGTGGATCTACGTGGTACCGAGTATCACCCGGACCCGTCGTCGCTGGACGACATCCGCGGCATGTCGGTGAAGGAGCTCAGGGCTTACATTAGCCGCATGCAGGCGTTCACCTCGCGCGGCGTCCAGTTCTACGGCACCCAGAAGGGCGAGGTGATTTCGAAGACGGACATGGACATCCTTCGGAATCGCCAGCGGCGCTTGAACGAGAGGGCGGCCCGTCAGCGGCGCAAGTTCGCCCGCTATGTCGATCCGTCGAGCGGCATGTCGCTGCAGCAAATGTTCATCGAGAAGGAGACTAGGAGGGGGAGGATGCCTCGCTATATCGGAGTACCGGGCGTCGACTCCGATCCGATCGCCTCTCGCAACCGGAATGTCAAGCAGTACGCGTCGAAGAAGGCCTTCGACAGGCATATGGCCCGCCTGGATTTTCTCCTGTCGGCGGAGGGACGCAAATATCAGCAGGACAAGGCGTGGCGGTCTTTCGTGTCGATGACGTCCGAGCTCGGCGAGGAGGGTGAGCGCGTCCGCAAGCAGATGGAGGCGAAAATCGCCCAGAAGGGCAAGGGAATGGCGGCTTTCATGGTGCTCTGGCGCGACTCCACGCTCGCCCAAAACCTCCGCAACGCCTACAAGCTCACAAAGCTGGATTTCTCGCGCGTCCAAATGGGAGAGAATAATCCTCGTATGGGTCGAAATGGGGGGAGGCCGAAGAATGTCTTCAAGGCGATCGAGCAAACGATTGGAGCAATCTGACGTCTGCGTCCTGTGGGTGGAGACCGCTTACGCCGGCGGGCGCGCCTCGATAGCCTCCGTCCATCTCATGGGGCTCGACGGTGAGGGTTATGTTTCACGTGAAACGTTCGCCGACGCCGAAGCCGATCTCGCCGCCTACCAGGTTGCTTACACGTGGGACATGGATTTGGTCGGCCCCTGCATCGTCGTCGACTATATTAAGCGCGGTATCACATGGTCTCCCGACCCTCGGCGCCCCGTCGACCAGCTGTCCGGCCTGTATACGGGCGATGGTCAGTTTTTCTCGCTCAACATCCCCGTGGCGTCGGGACGGTCATTGTCGGTCCGTGGCGTCGAGGCGCTCCTGCCACTGGATTTCGACGCCCTGGCAGAGACTTTCCATCCCCAGTGGGTGACCGACCTGGCCCTGAGCGTTCCTTGGCCGCGTGTTTATCTTGACGTCCTCGCCGCCGCTGTCAATTTTGACGATGCCTGGTCGACGCGGAGAATGACTCAAGCCTCCCGAGCTTTTGCGAGGCTTCGCGAGACGCTCACGGATTTTGACGGGCTCTACCCGGCGCCGTCGGGCGTTCCCGAGTCGGAGATGCTCCGCGCCGCCTACCTGCCTGGCTTGTGCGACCTTGGCCCGAGGGCTACTCCCTTCGAGGAGGTGGGCGCCGGGTCTTCATGGGATGTCAACTCGCTCTACCCGTCGATCATGGCGGGCGAGCGTCTGCCGGTCGGGCGCCCCTACTATCACGAGGGGGCGCCGGAGGACATGGACGGACTCTGGATCGCGAACGTCGTCTGCGAGGGGCGACTCGGGTGGGGGGTGCCATGCTTTTTTCAGAAGGCCGAGTGTGGCACGAAGGTGTGGGGTGATGATGTTTCTACGTCGTGCTGGATCACGTCCGTCGACTACGAGTATCTCACGACCTACTACGATTTCGATGTGTGGTGCTGGAATTCATGTTTCGAGTACGAGGGGTCGGTGGGAGATTTGGCGCCGTACATCGAACCGCTCTATGAGGCGAAGTCCCACTCGGATCCGGCGATGCGCCTCATCGCCAAGCAGGCCCTCAATGTAGTGTATGGAAAATTCGCGAGGCGAACGCTTATGGTGGAGCAGGGGCTCCACTATGGAGCAGCCGACTCGGGGGAGGATGATGGCCCAAGCCGCGTTCGCGCCGCCGGCGTCCTCAAGCCCTTCAAGATCAGTCAGCGCCATGTGAACAGCGTCTATCCCGCCCTGGCGGCGTTCGTGACTGCCTACGGTCGTCGGGAGCTCGTACGCGTCGCCAACGCTAACTACGACCGCCTGCCCTACTATGATACAGACTCGGTCATCCTTCTCGGGGATGAGCCCCCTCGGGGCGCTGACGTCGGCGAGGGGTTGGGGCAGTGGTCCCGGCGCGACTCGTTCGATAGGGCAAAATTCGTCGGCCCCAAGCAGTACTATCTGGACTCCGGCGCCGGGTCGATGGCCGTCATGGCGGGCCTGTCCGGCGATCTGACGCCACTGGTCCGCTACGAGGACGTGCGCCCCTACGCCATCCTAGAGAACCGAGTCTGTCGGATGGTGCCCGGCGGCGCCGCCTATGTCCGCGAGGACTATACGCTCAAGGACTGGTCGAGGATGGCGAGGGTGTGATATACTGCGCACATGATGCCCCTCCTGTGTGCGCCGGCGATGGGCGCGCGGAGAGCCCCGGGTGAGACCGGCCGCAGCCCTGATCCCGTGGCTGGGTGCCGTCCGGCGCCGGGAGGTGGCATCCCCCACTACCGATCGGAGGACATGCATGGCGGACACGCCTGAAGAGGACGTTTCACGTGAAACGGAGCCGGATGAGGTGCCGGCCCCCGAGGAAATGGATGAGTCGGACGTCGTGGAGGCGGAGTCCGAAGCCATCGACGCCGACCTGACGGAGATGATCTCCGAGGTGCGGCAGATCGCCGAGGAGGCGCTCGCGCAGTGCACGGAGCTGCGCGCGATCGTCGAGCACTCCGCGATCGACGAGGCGCCCGAGACGTCGGTCGCTGATATCGACCCCGAATCCCTGACACTCGAAGACATCATCGCGGAGGACTGATAGATGCCCGTACCCAACATCCCATCCTTAAAGCCGGGAGTCTCCAATGGCGAGCTCCTGCAGGTCGCCATCAACGGCGCCAACATCGGCTATAAAGCCCGGATCCCGTCGCCGACGCAGGCTGGCGTGGAGACGACGGTCCGCTACCTGGACCAGCACCGCCAGCTGTGGAATCCTATCTATACGGCGCTGATGACGCAGATCGGCACGATCGTCGCCCGCCACAACTCGTGGACCAATCCCCTCGCGCGATTCAAGCGGGGCCTCATCGAATACGGTAATGGCATCGAGGAGTACCAGACGGGACTCATCCGCGCCAAGGCATACGACCCGAACCGGTCTTTCGGTGAAAAGATGGCTTTCGGCACGCACAGGGTGCCGATCGACGTCTCTTTCCACGAGAAGAACCGCATGGACGTCTACCCGGTCTCCGTGGAGCGCGCCGTCATTAAAAGCGCCTTTCTCGGCGAGGGCGACATGTCCGGGCTCATTTCGGACATTATGGCCGCCCCGAGCGAGTCGGACAAGTGGGACGAGTTCCTTCTCATGTCGCGGCTTTTTACTGAATATGAGCGCCGCGGAGGCTTCTACCATGCGCACATCCCCGACATTTCGGCACAGGATGTTACCGAGCGCGACGTCAAGTTGGCGCTGCGCAAGATGCGCGCCATGGCCGGGAACCTCAAATTCAGGTCCCCCTACTACAATGCGGCGCATTTCCCGATCGCCGCCAAGCCCGACAATCTTGTGATGTTCATCACGCCTGAGGCGAACGCAGCCCTGGACGTCGAAGGGCTCGCGGCGCTTTTCAACGTCAGCTACGCCGAGGTGCCCTACCATATCATCGAGGTGCCGGCCGAATATTTCCCGCAGGGCGGATGCCAGGCGATCCTCGTCGACAGCGATTTCTTCGTCGTCGCCGACACCCTCCTGGAAAATCTTAATTTCCAGGATCCGACGGAGCCGAGCCAGGAAAACATCTTCCTGCATCACCATGAAATCATCAGCTGCAGCCGATTCGTGCCCGCGATTATGTTTTGGACCGGCGGCGAAACCGAGCGCGTCCTCGCCAAGGACCCTGTCACGGCCATTACCGCCATCAAGGCGTACGGCGAGGGAGCAAAAGAGGTCCAGGGGCAGGATATGGTGCGCGGCGGCAACTACCAGCTGGAGGCCACTTGCACCGGCGGCGGCACCGACCCGGACATCAACTGGACAGCGAGCGGCACCGACTCCCGCACGCAGATCTCCCAGGCCGGCGTCCTCTCGATCGGTCCGCGCGAGCTCGGCCCGATCGTTGTCGCCGCGGAGGCGGACGGCGCCAAGTTGGAGGCCGAGTTTACCGGTATCGGCGGCCCCTCCTTCCCGGAGTGGCCGGCGACGAAGTCCGAGCTGAAAGGCATCGACATCCTCGGCCGCCGTGTCGCGAAATTTGCCGAGGCGACGAAGGAGTACACGGTCACCCGCTCCCGTAAGGCACTGCTGGCGGAGGATGGCGCCGAGAGCCAGGTCTACCCGGTCGGCGTCAACGTGTTCGCTACGGCAGTGTCGATCGCCAAGGGCGAAGCCGGTTTCGTGGTGAAGCTCACGGTCGCCGGGCTTGACGGCAAGAGCTATGGCGAATATACTATAAACGTCGTCTAGAAGTGGCGACGATGCGGAGTGAGGCGTCGGCCTGAGCAACCGACGCTGGAGCGAGTACTCGCCGACGGCCCCGGGGTTTTCGATCCGCCCCGGGGCCGTTCCTACAGGAGGTGACGATATGCCGCAGTGGGCAGGCTGGGGGCCGGGCAGCGAGGTACTGCTCGCCCGCGTCGACTACGACGCCCAGTATCGGAATATCGTCAAGTGGCAGAATTTTAAGCAGATCGACGCCTATCTGCGTCGTAAGGGCGGGAAGTCGCTCACCATCAACAAATTCACCCCCCTCACGCAACAGCAAACGGTGAGGCTTGACATCCCCTGGCCGCAGGCGATGCAATTCAACTACATCAGGGTGCGCGACCCGAAGCTCTCTAATCTCCATCCGCAGGACGATGACGTCCGCGTCTACTATTATTTCATCAACGACATCGTCCAGGTAGCGCCCGATACGATCGAGCTCGCCCTACAGCTCGACGTATGGACTACCTACTGCTGGAACGTCCAGCTTCGCACTGCCTACGTCGAGCGCGGACACCTGCCCGTCGCTGCCACATGGCGCGGCCGCAACCACGACGTCCTCAGAGAGGTCGAGGGTCTCGATCTCGGCGCCGACTATATGGTTCGCAATAGCTTCAGATATAACGTTGCCTCTCTGGACGATGTTGCTGTCATGGTCATCGCCGGCGGCGACTTCTCCCTTTCTCCTGGCGACCAGTCTCACCCGAATCTCAACGTGGCACAGGGGAGCGGCTTCGAGGGGCTACCCAACGGCTGCGACATCCTCCTCTTTCGTACGGTCGCAGATTTCCAGATTTTCGCCACGAATTGCTCGCAAGCGCCATGGGTCGCGCAGTCGATTCAGGCGATCCAAGCCATCCCGGCGCCCGGCGACACATACGAGAAAATCGTCGCCAGCCACCAATGCGCACCGATCAACAAGGCCTACGCCAGCAACTATGGCATCGATCATATGTGTATTGTCCGCCAGCGCAAAGGCGACGACCAGTCGAAGGCTCGCGTCATGTGGGGGCAGGAAGCAACGTTTTTCACCGACGGTATGCTCTCGCTCGCGACCGACAGCGCCTACGCCAGCTGGCAGCGAAACTACTCCAAGCTCTACACAAGCCCTTATATGTGGATAGAGCTCACCAATTTTTCGGGGCAGTCCATGACGCTCCGCCCCGAATATCTCCCACAGGGCGGCAAACTTACCATCTCCTGCCTGCGCCATTTCGCGCCGCCGTCACCCCGAGTCGTGTGCTGGGTGAGAGACTACCTCAAGGAGGGGAACCAGAACGCCGGCCCCCTGGATGGCAGTTATCTCGACTGTTCGATATATTTCACCAATTTCCCAACATTCTCCATCACCAATAACGCCGGGCTCGCGGCACTCGCAAGCCAGGCGCACTCGATCGCTTTTTCCCGCCAGTCCGCCGAATGGGGGCAGCAAAAAGCGCTGCAGGGCAACCAGCTCGCCTACGACCAGGCGTCCCAGGCGATGGCGACGTCGACGACGACCACCAATCTCGGGAATGCGGCCCGTACCGCCCAGACCGACCTGTCGAACGCCGCCCGGTCCCAGTCGACGGCTATCACCAACGACGCTGCGTGGGATCAGACAAAACTATCGATGGCGAACACTGGTCTCGGCGTCGTCGGAAACCTCCTGAGCGGTAACATTGGCGGCGCCCTGAAAGGCGGCGCCTCGATCGCGACTGCGGCGGCATCGAACAACATCAACACCAACGCCCGGAACGCACAGACCGAGCTCGCCAACTCCACGGCGGCGGCCTCTACTGGCATCTCTAACCAGTTGGCGTCCCAGATCAACCGGGCGCAAAACCATCTCGCCGCCTATAATCGAGACACTAACAGAGCCTACGCCGACATGGTCGCCAGAGGCGACTATGCCAATACGATCGCCGGCATCAACGCACGCATGCAGGACACTCTCCTCACCCAGCCGTCGACGTCAGGGCAGATCGGCGGCGACGCCTTCATGCTGACGACATCGGGCTGGTTCATTTCGGTGAGGGTCCGCGGGCTCAACCAGGGCGCCGTCCACAGGGTTGCTCAGTTTTTCGCAAGATACGGATACGCCTGCAATCGCTACGTCGACATGGCCACATATCGACTCGATCTCATGACGCATTTCACATACTGGAAGCTGGCGGACGTGCACATCGAGGCGCCAAGGTGCCCGCAGATGTTCGTCGACACAATCCGGGGCATTTTCGAGTCGGGCACGACCGTCTGGGGGGACCCCGAGGAAATACCGACCATGAAGCTCTATGAAAACGGGCCATACGAGGTGGTGCAGCTATGAAAGGCGCCGAAGACGTCTACGACATGGTGACCGCGCGGGGACGCTTCAAGAGGAATGAGGCGGAAGCCCGCACGGGCATGAATTTCAACATCTACTGGCGCACCCTCAGGATGCTCGCCATGGCAAGATTCAAGTGGGAGGGATTGCCGGACACTGTCGACGAGCGATACGTGGAGATGACCCTCCACAAAAACGGGCTGGTCGTTTTCTCCCTCGACCCGCATTTCCGGATTTTCACGGCACTGGCGGGCACCCCGAGCGGCGACCGCGACATCTACAACCGGCCACTCTCCTACTACCTCAACGCAAACTCCAAAATCAACAGGCACGTCAAAAGCCGCGACTGCGTGCCCATCTGGGCCAACGACATGCACGAGCCGGACAACGACGTCGTCACCGCCTACGCAGCACGGCTGTCGGAAATCGACCGCACTATCGACATTAACCTTGCCAACACGCGCAACCCCCTCATCCTCGCGGTGGAGCCGTCGGAGATGCTGACAGCCCAGAATTTCCAGCGCCAGCTCGTGGAGGGCCAGCCGGTCATCTACACGATCAAAACCAACGGCGGCGAATCCATCGCCGAGAAAGTCGTCACCATCCCCAACCAAGTGCACCCCCAGGTCGTCACCGAGAACCTGGCAGCACGCCGAGCCATCTGGAATGATGCGATGATGATGCTGGGGATCCAGGCGGCGCCCCCGGGCAAAAAGGAGCGCATGGTCGCCGACGAAGCCAACTCGCTGGACGGGCAGACGATGGCTTTCCGCGGCATGGCGCTCTCCCAGCGCGAGCAAGCTTGTGAGAAGATCAACAGGAAATACGGACTCGACGTCTCCGTCAGCTGGCGGCTCACCGACGCCATGGTCGAGGGCTTCGTCGGCAACCTGGACGTCGCGAGCGAGATGGAGGTCTGATGGCCGCGGATTTCACCATGCTGCTTCGGGACGTCGTCGACGTCACCGGCGGCGACTGGGGCGTAGAGACCTATCCGATCTTCGATGAGGCCTACAGGAAAGAGCTCAACGCAACGCTCTACGAGGTCTACTGCTACAGGGAGATAGGTTTCGAGACGATCGACATTTTCCGGCAGCAGGTCGCCGCGAAAATGCGACTCGTCATGCCCTACTACAATCAGCTCTACAAATCGACGCAGCTGCAGTATGACCCGCTGGCGTCGGTCGACATGTCCACCTGGACGGACGCCAACCAGTCCGGCAGCGGCAACCAGAAATCGACGTCGTCCAGCGAGTCGACGTCGACCGGCGAGTCCACCTCGGCGGGCCGCGAGCACGCCTACCCCGGCAGCCCCATCTACAAAGAGGGCGATTATGCCACGACGGGCACGACGTCGGAGGGACGCACCGCCGGCAAAAACGACCAAAAAGCATCCTCCGACGCGAGCCATAGCGATTCGGCAGAGTCGCACGCCAGGTCGGGTCAGCGCGGCAGGATGCAGTCCGGCGCCGCGCTCATCATGGAGTATCGCCAGGCGATGCTCAACGTCGACCAGATGATCGTCGCCGAACTCGAGCCGCTTTTCATGGGGATCGCCTCGTCCGGAGACGCCTACGTCGGGTCGGACGCGACGTATCCTTTCGGTCTGTGGTATCCTTGGTGGGGGAGGTAACAAATGCCGGTAGAAAATGTGCCGTTTTTCACAATCCAGGACACGCCGCTGACGAATGTGACCCCGTTCACATTCCGCGACGGTATCACCTATGTCGAAAAGCTCGAACGCGTCGCCAGGAACTGTCAAAACCTGGTCGACGCCATCAACAAATGCATAAAAATATGCAACGAGCTCGAAGTCAACGTCAACAAGACGGTCGCGCAGCTACGTGCCGAGACCGACCGTAAAATACAATACGCCATCGACGAGCTCTATAGGAAGCTCGCCGCCCGCGGCGGCGAGAAAGTCTTCGTCACCGACCCCGTCGACGGGGTCTCCACCAAGACACTCTCGGAGGCGCTCGCCAGCATGTACAGCAACCTCCGCACTGCCGCGAGATTCGCTATCGAGGCCGACAATATCGGCGCCACCGCCAAGCAGCTCGATGAAATCGGCTGGAAGGCGCGCGGGTGGGACCTGGACCCCGAGGCCACGACGCCTCACGCAGTACGAAAGGATATCTAAGTGAGCTCCACCGACAAAACCGAGGCCCTTGGACTTTCCCAGTTCCTCGACAACGATAAGCCCACCTGGCGCGGCGACTACAACGGCGACATGCGCAAACTCGACCTGCGCGCGTCCGAGGACACCACGAAATTCAATTCGATGGAGATCCGCATCAAAAAGGCGGAGGACACCGTCGCCGGCGACCACAAGGTGGTCGAGCAGATCGACCAGAAGATCGCCGACGCCGAGGGCCGTGCCAAGGCCGAGACGACGCGGCAGGTGAAATCCGCCTACGACGATCTCGGACTAAAGGTTGCCAACCGCTACACGAAGGAAGAGTCCGACAGCAGGTATATACTGAAGAATGCCGCGGCGCCTGAGCTGTGCGCCGTCATCGTCGGCACCTCGAACGTCGTCGAGGGCAAGTGGCCGACACTCATGTGCCGCGCCATGGGCATTACGGAGAAGAACTTCGCCAAGGGTGGCACGGGCATAGCGCAGGGCGCCGACAATTTCCAGGTGCAGATGAATCGCGCCATCGCTGACGTCAGCTTCTCGAACGACAACGTCAAATACGTCGTCATCGCCGACTGTGGCAACGACGCAATGCAGGAAATCGACATCTACAACGGTCTCGTCACCTGCATCTCCGACGCCAAGCGCGCATTCAAAAACGCCAGAATCGTCATTTTCAGCGCCGTCTGGGCGTGGAGCAACCTCCACATCCTTACGAAATCGAAGAACGGCCTGGCCAACTGCTTGTCGGCCATGCAGGAGGTCTGCGGCAATTACGGCGCCGAGTACGTCGGGACCGAGTACTGGTGCCTCGGGTACGCGAAATACTTCACCGAGGGCCAAATCCACCTCAACAGCACCGGAGACATCCGATTCGCCACACTCGCCGGCAACTATCTCCAGTACGGAAACGAACCGATTCCCGTGTCGCAAAACTATCGAATCGGCCTCTCCGGCGGCGCCTCCCATTCCGACACGCCCCTGACGCTGCGCCTGTCCGGCGGCCTCGTCTCGCTCTCCGGGATCATCACGGGCCAGTCGATCGCGACCGGCGCCGACCTCGGCATGATCCCCGAGTGGGCGGCGCCCCGCGCCACCGTCAACGGGATCGCTCGCGGCGGCGCCTCCGGCATCGAGGATATTCCGTTCCAGATCCACCCCAACCAGCACCTGCAAACCTGGAAGGGCTGGAGCGGGAACTTGAACATTTCGGCTACATGGTCTACACTGTAGGCGTTAGACGCCGCCGCTCACGGATCCGCAGTTCGTGGGCGGCGGTTTTCATGTGAAACGGAGGCGTCGATGGCATGGGACGCTAAAGCTAAAGCCGTCGCCATCAAGGCGATCGGCACCGTCGAGTCCGGCATGCGCTACGACGGCATCTACCACGTGGATCCGATCACGATAGGGATAGGCCAGTGGTTCGGCCCCCGCGCCTATGGACTACTCAACCGCATCAAGCAAGAAATGCCGGCCGAGTTCGCCAAGCTCCCGGCCCAGCTGCAATCACTCGTCAACGCAAATAGCATCAATTGGGCCACGTACTACCTCCCAAACTATTGGGACGGCCAAGTCAAGCCCGTACTCCGCGCCGCCTACAAAGTCCAGCAAAAACAGATGGCTGAGGACCTAGAGGCCTACGTGCAGGTAGCTGGTCGCTGCGGCATCGACAAAGATCAGCACACGCAGGCGATGATCATGTTCTTCGTCGCCTACCACCAATCCCCCAAGCGCGCCCTCCGGATAGCCAATCAAATCGGTGGTGCGTCACTGGATCGCTGGCATGCGGCACTCCTGTCCGAGCCGGTCCTCGGCAAATACCGCAACCGGTACGACACTGCATACACCATCATCAAAAACATGGACTCCTCGGGCGTCGACGGCGTCGAGCCTGGCCCGGCGACGCCGGGTGGCCCGACGCAGGGCGACGGCTCCGGCGGCAACCCCGGCGGCACCACCAACGCACCCCAGCAGCAAGGGTCCAGTACAGGGACGCTCTCTAGGATAGAGGCCGTCGGCAACGTCGCCATCGCACACATGGCCGACGGCAACATCGTCCAATGCGCGCCAAACGGGCAGGGGCAGTACATCGCCGGGCCCGGCGGCGCCGGCACCCCACCCCCGACCGACACGACGCCGGGCGGCCAAAACGGGGGCCCCGGCACCGGCGGCGGCGGCGGCCAGCTCGCCCCCGGCACCTCGGAGACCCGCCAGAAACTCGTCTGGTGGATGGCCTCCCGCGAAAACAAATTCCGATACTCGAACGGCGCCGGCCGACTGGACCCCGACCGGTCCGGCGTCGGCGACTGTAGCTCCACCTGCCGGCGCGCCTACCTCGATGTCTGCGGCATTGACATCGGAGGCAACACTGTCGCCCAGTCCGCCAGCGGTCACGGCTCTTTCGTGATCAACTGGAACACCGCAAAAAGCATCAGCGCGCAACAACTCGCACTCATGAAACCCGGCGACCTCGTCTTCTACGACTGGGGATCCGGGCGCGCCGGCGTCGACCACGTCGAAATGTACGCCGGCGGCGACCTCACATGGGGGCACGGCGGCGGACTCCACGGCGAAGTGCCAGGCCCTCACAAAAACAGCCTATCCAAGTTTATCAGGGACACCCGGGGAATAGGGTGGTGCGTCAAAAGGTACCTCAATGACTAAACAAGCCCTCAATTATTACAATTTCGGCCCCATCATGTCCTACAATGCGCCGTGGACCGTCGTCACCGGCGCCCGCGGCACCGGAAAAACCTACGGCGCCAAGAAAATAGCACTGCGCCGCTTCATCGACAAGGGCACACAATTCATCTACCTCCGGCGCCACAAAGGAGAAAAGGCCGCCTTCCAGACATTCATGGCCGACATCGCCGAGCGCTTCCCCGACCACGAGTTCACCGTGCGCCAAAACACGCTCTGGGTCGACGACGGCACCAAAACCGGCGCCCTCGTCGGCAGATGCACCGCCCTCACCCAAGCACGCCAAGCCAAATCCATGAGCTTCCGAGAGGTGGGGACGCTTATCTTCGACGAGTTCATCCTCGAAGAGGGCCTCACTCGATACCTACCGAAAGAGGCTGACATTTTCGAAGGCTTCTATTCGACGATCGACCGCTGGGATGACCGCGTCCAGGTGCTCTTCCTCGCCAACGCAGCCTCGATCACCAATCCCTATTTCATCAAATACGGCATCGTGCCGTCCTCGGAGTTCGAGACGTACCACGACGGGTTCATCGCCGTCCACACCTCCGACGACGCCGTCTTCGCCAACCAGGTCGCCAAAACGCGCTTCGGAAAATTCCTGTCGTCCGTCGGCGGTGACAACGCGGACTACATGATGAAATCCCGCTTCGTCGACAACAATGGCGTCCTCATCGGCAGGAAACCGGCCTACTCGGACTACGCCTGCACCGTCGTCACCGAGCTCGGCAAATTCTCCCTGTGGATCGACCCTCGCCAGTCCGGATGGTACTGCCAAGAGAAACTTCCCAAGCAGCAGCTCCGCATCACAAGCGAGATCAAGCTCGTCGCAGAGAACACGATGTACTGTTCTCCGCGCGACTCGTTCCTGGCGTCGGCCAGGCGCATGTACAATCGCGGAGAGCTCTATTTCGATAAGCCGCAGACGAGAAATTGCTTCATTCAAACCTTCAAGGGGGTGTGATATGGATAGCTTCGTCGACGGATTGACAGGGCTCGGACTCGGCGGTATCATCGCCCTCGCGGGGGTGGTGTGGAAAATAATGCCGAATCTGAGACGAATCTCTCATTTCCTGGACGACCTCATGGGGGAGGCGGCACGCCCCGGCGTGCCCGCGTCCCCAGGGATCCTCGAACGCCTGGCCGACGTCGAGGCCAGGCTCGGGAAAGTAGAGGAGACACTGAAAGGGTGTGACAAGAATCACAGCGACAGCGACTAGGGCCGCCATCGTAGCATGGATGGCCAAACACGAAGGGGACTTCGGCTACACCAACGACTGGCGCCGAAAGGACCCCGAGCGGTACGGGTGGGGCGACTGCAGTTCCACCATAGCACAGGCCTACCGGCAGTGCGCGGGAATCCGCCTGGGGGAGCGAAGCTTCAACATCGCCACCGAGGGTAGGTCGATCGCCTACACGCACACATGGCGCGACCTCGACCTCGACGCGCTCCGACCTGCCGACGTCATCTGCATGGGGTGGGCCACCGGCGCCTTCGCCGGACGCATCTCCCACGTCGAGCTCTACGCCGGCGGCGGGTACACGTGGGGACACGGCGGCCCCGGCCGCGGACCCCGCTTCCACAGACTCTCCGACCCGAGCCTCACCGGGTCTGCGAGCATCATAGCCGTGAGGCGATTCATAGAAGACGACAGAGAGGAAGACGACTTGACCCCCGATCAGGCCAACAAGCTCGACTGGATATACTCCAACCTCAAGGTGCCCGAGCAGAGCTTCGGATACCCCCAGGCGACCCAGAACTCCATCGGCGACCTGCAGGAAACCGTCAACAAGTTGACGGCGACCGTTGAGCAGCTGCGAGGGTTCCTTGAGGTGCCCGGCTATGGATTCGGCTACCCGGCCGCCAGTCACCACGCACTCGAGGAAATCATTAACAAATTGGACCACAATGACAAAAAGGATGCCTAATTGCAGGTGTGCGGGATGTGGTGACCCCATCCCGCTCATCTGCATCACCGACGACCCCGACGTCGCCCACTACCACATCGACTGCCACAGATATATCTACGGAGGATAATGAGCACCCCCAAGCACCTCGACACCGGCGTCACCGACACCGGCACCCTCGCCGCCTTCCAGGCCGCCAAGCACGCCGTCGCCGACGGCACACCCGCCGCCGCCGGCGACATCGTCGACACGACCGGCACCGACCGGTGGCTCCCCTGGCGCAAATGGGCCTACCGGGCCCTCACCGGCCTCATCCCGCTCGGCGTCGCCGCCGGATGGGTCACCGGCGAAACCGCCGCCCTCATCGGCCCCGCCGTCGCCGGCTTCCTCGGCGTCAGCCTCGCCGCCGCCAACACCAAGTGAAAGAAAACCCCCCGGATGTTACTCCGGGGGGTTTCACGTGAAACCTCCTTTACAGGTCCAGCCCCAGCTGCTCGGGGGCGACGCCGGCCGCCTCGGCCTCGGCGCGGGCGGCCTCGACCTCCTCGGCGATCACCGGGATCGGCGACGTCCACCACGACTCGGAGGACCGCAGCCAGTGGGTGCACCGCTCGGCGACCCGCTCGCGCCACTCGGGCGCCAGGTCCGTCAGCTCGCCGGCCAGCGGGACGCGGAGCAGCCAATCGATCGCATCCTCGCGGGAGCGGTGCCGCTCGGCGCCGATCCGCCGGAAAATCTCATGAGCCGGATTCCAGGGTTGCTGCGGGTCGTCCAAGATCGGCATCAGCGGCACACCAGCCTGTAGTCGCGGGCCACGTCGATCAGCACGCGGTCGCCCAGGTCGTCGCAGCCGGCGCACCAGGCAAGCCCGGCGTCGGCCAGCCAGTCGCCGAGCCAGCCGCGCAGATGCGCGCTCGACCCGGCGGCCCGCTCGGGCGGCAGGTTCAGGGTCATGAGGCGATCGCGGTAGTCGACGGAGGCGGCGATCCGCGAGTCGATCCCGTCGTCGACCATGAGCCAGCCGGTGCGGCCGCCCGTCCAGCAGGCCCAAATCGGCTCGTCGATTGCCTCGCCGACCAGGTCGGCCAGTTCCTCCAGCGCCTGCGCGAGGCGGATCTGCGTCATGTGAGCCCTCCTAGTCATTATTGCCCTCCCTGATGATCCGCGCCCTCCCGTAGGAGAGGCGCACGAGAATGCTTGCGGCGTAGGTCTCATCGAGCACGGCTTCGGTCACGCCAGCCTGGGCCCCGATCGCCTCTTCCAGACGTACCATCTGCCATATGAGATATTCCTGCGCCGCCTCGGATGAGGCGGGACGGCAGGCGGCGGAGACGACCGCCTGCGAGACGCCGCCGACACAGGTCGTCAGGGCGAGTCTCAGGCCGCCCGCCCATCGCTCCGACTCGGCGACCGTCAGGATCGAGGTGTAGGGGCCCGTCACCTCCACACGCACCAGCGGAGCACCCTCGGCGCCGTCAGCCAGAGCGGCCAGCACGACCTCCGTCAGGAGCGAGGTGCGCAGCGCGGGCGCCATTTTCACGGGACGACCGGTCATAGGACCGCCACCTGAGCCAGGGCGCCGCCCACGGAGACGACGCAGACGCCAGCGACCGCCCACAGCGGCACGAGCAGCCCGGCGCGCACCTGGTCGCGCAAGGCGAGGGCGCAGGCTCCGGCGGCCGCCGCCGCCAAGACCTGCAGAACGCACAGGGCCATGAGGAGCACGATGTCGGCGATCACGAGTCGACCTCCTCCGGGCGAATAGACGCAAAAAAGGTTTTCGGCCACCCCGCGTCGAGCCACACGCTGTCCACCTCGGGGATCGCGGCGACGGCGCGAGCCACGCGCCCTATCTCCCGAGTATACACCTTGGAGAGGGGGCCCCCGCACTCGAAAGTCTCGGAGTCGAGGACGACGACGCGCGCATCGGCCCCCTCCTCGCCGACCACCGACGTAACGATGACGAACAGTTTCCCGGCGGGGGTGGCGAGGATGATCCTGTTGAAATCCTCGCCGGTCCACTCGCAGTCCACCTCCGCACTCCCCATCGGGGACTGGAATTCGGCCACGAGAGTTTTGTGTAGGCCGGTCGCGATGCGCTCCACCGCGGCGATCTTCTCTTCTTCCATCGGAATGATCCTTTCTCTCGATCCGATGTATCCAGTATAGCCCGAGGCGGACGCCACCGTCAAGCTAGAAAATGTGAAACACCCCACACAAAGAGGCCCCCTCCCGAAGGAGGGGGCCGGCGGCTAGAGGGTCAGAGGAGGGCGTCCTCGACGGCGCTGCGCAGGGCGCTCAGGCAGGCGATACCAAGCTCGCCGTAGCGCTCCTGATAGGAGATGAGCGCCGCGCCATCCTCGACCTGGGCAACCCCGCGGGCGTCGAGCTCGTAGAGGGCCTCGAACCGGCCGGGACGGACCTCCCACTCGATCGTGAAGCCATCGCTACGGGGGTTGACGTTCAGGCCGGCCATCTGGTAGAGGGGCGTCCCGGCGAGAGTCTGGGCCCCCAGCGTGGACTCCATGACGTCCTCGGCGATCCTAGCGTTCTTCGTGTAGGTCATTTTTC